TTCCTTAGCGAGCAATTCAGAATTTTGTAATTTAAGCGTAGTAGCTTCTTCCGCAAGTGCTTTAGCTTCTTTTAGCTGTGCGCTGGCTTCAATGGATTTCTTGTTAGAGCTTTGAGCAGTTTGATAACCCTTGATAAGTTCAGCCATAGCCACAGTGTACTCTTTACCATCAACTTTAACTGGTACTTCGTATTCCATGTCTAGCTCTTCAGTATCTTCTTCCACTTCTTTTTCAGAGTCATCTGAGTCTTCCTCATCTTCCTCTTCTTCTTCAGTTTCTGGATTATCATCATTACTCTCGTCTTCTAATAGTTCAGTCTCGGGTGCCTCAGCTTCATCACTCTCTGCTGCTTCCTCCACTTCGTTATCAATATCATCGCTGGGTAGATCTTCTTCTGCTTCATCGCCGAAAAATTCGCCCGCTAGACCTTCTAACATTACATCTTCATCAACTAAATTTACTTTAACATCCCGACTATTTGTTGGGGTAGTTTCTAAACTCTCTGACATTATATAATCCTCCTATAGATTATTCTTTATTTGGCAGCAGCTTTTTTAGTAGGCGCTGCCACCTTATTAACCTTTTTAGTATTTTGCTTCTTTGACTCATGCTCAACTATTTCCTCAAAACGCGCAATAAGAATTTGCACCGAGTTAAGTTTTTCGAGTAGTTGCCTAATAACAGGCCCGTGTCCCCCTCGATTTGCTGCACCACGCATTTCGCGCAGTATATTTTTTTCTTCTAACTTAAACATTTTTAAATCATTTAATGTAAATTCATTCATTTGGGCCCTCCTGCTCTTTTTTGAATGCTTCATTATCGCCAGCAACTGCCAACGACTCTATTTCTTTTTTTACATCAGTTAAAGCCACAACAGTGTTATAAATAGTTTCTCGTAGCTCTGTTTGATGTGAACCTGTCTGGCCCCATGCAGCCATATATTTTTCTTTAACCTTATCAAAGATCAAGTCATAAGCCTTGTTGCTTATAATCATTTTAGCATGGGCCCCTAGCTCTATTTTATCCATTTAACCTCCGTTTTATGAATTAATTACCAATTTTAGTGGGTTTGCCTGTTTGTATTTCTAAAGCAATTTCTGCTTTGTCTTTGGCAACCATATGCTCAAATTTAGCCCTATCAAGTTCCATATCGGCTTGCTTTTTCTGGATATCGGCCATTTGCTTTTGCAGAGTTAACATAAGTTTTTGTTGCTCTACCTCATGCTCTTTTTGCTCTTCGGCGCTTGCCGCTTGTTGCTGTTGGGCTACAGCTTGCGCTTGTTGTTGGCCTTGCTGTGTTGATGGGTCAACAATAAAATCAGTCCAATTTTCGATACCAATTGAATCCATTAACTGCTTAGCAATATTAAACCCTGAAGCAGGGTTAATAATACTTTTAGTTTCTGGGGTTTGATACAGCATTGGCATAACTTGTGTAGCCAGCATCATCATGTTTTCTTGAGTGTTAGCTTTGCTATTAGGCCCAACGTCTATGTCTACAGTACAATGCTCGATAGGCATCATGTCTTTAGATGTAACACCGTAGTATGAAAAGTCTTTCATAATAGCATCCGCATTATCTAATATTAAGCTATAAACACCGCGGCACAAGTCTTTAAAGCCAGTTTCAGCAAACCTACGCGCTACATATGCAATACGTTTTTGTGAAGCTGCTTGTACTTGTGCTACTTTACCCGCTGAGTTTCCAGAATCAAATAATTTCTCATTGACCCCTTGCGCTGCGCGTGTCATACCACTCGCTTGCTCTTTCTCGTTATTCATAAATTCTAACAAAGAGAACGTTGAAGGTGACAGAGAATCCGGGGTAATCGGTTGCACAGCGGCAACGGGACTACCATTAGTTGGAATAATCTGGTGTGGCTCGGGACTCTGAAGCGCACGGAAATCTACCGTGTTGGGATCTGCAAGAACTCGACCATAATTTGTCAAGTATACATTTTCTACCATACCTCGAGTAATAGCCGTTTTAATTTCTGTAGCTGAGCGAGTCACGTCTGCTATAGACAACCCGTAAAAGGCATGTGGAATCTCGATAGGACTTAAATTAGCTAAAGGCACACTATCTGCGTACTCTTCTAATAAAATCTCGTTACCGGCCACTATAAACCTTTTCAACTCAGAAATGCCATCACCATCTCTGTCAATCTTCATCCAGACCTCACTAACCGTAATTTCACGGTTTGAAGCGCCAAGGATATCGTCCTCTTCTCCTACCCAAATACCATTAACTGACTGTCTATTAGCGTTTTCGCCGTAGTTGCCTTTAAGACCCGCAAAAGACTCTGCGCCTTCTGTCGCTAAGTCATCTGATACATCAAATCCTTGCGCGCGAAGATCGGATAAAGACACTTCAGTTTGAATCCCTACAAATGTAGAGTTAGCTATTGAGGTAGCTGTTCTATTGATCATAAACGACTCAGGTGGAATATTTTCTAGCTCTATTTTAGACGTGTCTATTTTTCGCCTAATTTTAGCTAGCTCGTAGTATTCAACCTCTTCGCCTTCAATTGTTTCTGATGCGGTTACTAATTCAATAATTTCTACATCATCTTCCGCAGTTATAACGTCAAGTTGTGCTGAAGTTAAGTTTTCGTATTCTTCTACTTTATACTCAGAAGACTCCACCCACTTCCAGCGGATAGTTGCGTTTTTAAATAGCAAAGCGCTTTTAATCCACGTATTTAATTCTACCCAGCCATTATTTTTAACAAAAATGCAATGGTTAGTAATATCGGAGGCTATGCCGGCAGCTTTAGATTGTGTTGGGTCCATTGGGTTAAATTTAGCTATTTTCCCATTGCTTAACATCAATTCTGAAATAACCGCTAGATACGAATCTACAATTTCTACAGTATCTGATGATACAACTTTAGAAACCCCCATTGGCGCCAATCTGCCTTTCGGCTGCTGCGTGTAGTAGTCAATGGCCTCTTCTCTTGCTTCCGATATCTCAGAACCATCAGAAAATGAGCCCACGGACTGATGAATAGCATCATTGATGAGGCCCGTTAGTTCTTCATCTGTTATTTTATTAATATTTTTCGACATAGTGTCTCCTAAATCCAATTGTTATTAGTCTCTGGTATATACATATTACCAAATCCTATTCTATCATTTGTTAACTTGTCAATGTGTGTTCGATAAACTTCGCAAGCAATAGCTAATGCCATCACTGAATCATCGAAACATCCAGGGCCTGCACCAGTTGAGCCCCTATCATCGGATAAGTAGTCTTTTAATTCTTGAATAATTACTGAAGACTTAATATCTAACTCTTCTTCAAATAACCAATTTTTTAAATTACCTATGATAGCAGGTTTAGATGCACTAGTTGTTCTAAAGCCTAGTCTTATCCCTTCTTCATTTGAAATATTAGCAATTTTTGTTTGAAAGTACATGTTAACGTAATTCATATCTTTTAACTTTTGAAGGGTGGCTACGCCCATTGAATTAGATTCGACAGCTAAAAGTGCGTTATTAAAATATCGTCCTAAATAAAATAGTTCTTTGCCAAAAGCAGAGGGGTCCACTCTGTTGCTACGATACAAACCAACAACTTCTCTAAATGAGTTCATAACTACAGCAGTGCTATAATCTTGTCCTACCCCAAGAGCAACGTCTGCTCCAATAATGTATTTTTCGTTAAAGCTGGGGGCTTCCCATATTTCAAGGTGCCCTTCCCTTTGTTCATCCCAAGACATCATTTTAGGGTTAAAGCTTCTTATACTTGTTGCGGATTCAATTTTTAGTTTTTCAATTTTTTCAATATCAAATACATTAGCGCCTGATACTTGAAAAGCTTCTTCGGAAGTTGCGGGGTATTCTTGGGCAAACTTTGTTGCGCCAGATTCCCCAATTTTCATTCGCCTCCAATAAAGTTGGTCATTAGTTAAATTATACAATTCAGCTAGCGCTTCTTCTTCTTTGGTTTGTACGAAGTCTTTTGGGGACTTCATAGTGTATTCTAATGTCATATGCCAGGGTAAAAATACTGGAACATAGTCATTTAAGCCTTGCTCTGCTTTTTTCCACATTTCGTAAAAAGAGCCGGAAGCTCCATTAGCTGTGGATTCTAAAATTATTTCAGTGCCGTCAGCACTAGAAACGCCTTGAAACAAACCGGCTAAAATTTTCTCTTGATTTTGCCAAAAAGCTACTTCGGAGCAATGCAAAATTGTGGGGGTGGTCCCTCTTCCGGCTTCGGGGGAACCTGCTGTGTACAGCCTAAAACCTGAATCATTATGCGCAAACTTAATTTCTTTTGCGTTAGACTTAACCAATTCCGGTTTTGTGTCTTCAGGCATTCTTTCAATAAACTGCTTGCTCATTGTAAATAGAGCGTCGGATGTTGCGCTATCGTGCGCTAAAACCACTGATCGAGTGTAAGGCGTGTGTAAAGTTTTCCAAAATACTCTACCAGCCGTATACGTAGATATACCTTGCTGGCGGGCTTTAAGAATTAGTACCCTCACCCTACCTTTTTGTTTTAGTTGTTTTTCAACAGCATCATGTATTTTTTGTTGCGCTTGATTAAATTTAAAAGGAATATAACCTTGCGCAGCGTCTTTAGTAATAATTTTTAATCGGTCTTCTGAAAACTTTTTAAAATCATTTTTGTATTTTAAATTTTTCTTTTTAGTAGCAATAGCTTTGCGTATTTCTATTTCTTTTGCTAACTTTAATTTGTATTCTCTACTATCTTTATCCATAAGTACCCTCCAGTTCATATGATAATAGCTCTAAATTAGGTGGTTGGTTACTCAGGCTGATGCCAACCGTCACCGTTCGGAGGGACCCGAGTTTTTAGATTATTCTTTTATCTCCACTTTTATTTTGTGCTATTTGGATAACTCATTCGTTATATCTTTGTCAAGCAACTTCCAAATAATTCCAGCAGCAATAATTCCTGCCAACCCGGCATTGCCTAAAGTCCATACTATATTAAGTATAGAACTAATTACATCACCTGTTAAGAAAGCTACTTTCGCACCGAAAATAACTTGTAACACAATTGATAAGCTGATTAGCTTAATACCCACATCTATCGCAGCGTCCGCTCCGTTTTTTATTTTTTCTAACATATTAACTCCTTCTAATTAAAAAATCCTCCGGTTTAGTCTCCTAAGCCCCCGCGCTTTCTTGCTATAACTTTTATTTAAAAGTTAGTTATTCACTTTTAGTTTTAAAATATTTGCTGTAAAAAGACATTAATTGCTTTTTAAATGCAAAAGCTGCCACCGCCGCAAATATAATAAAACCTACTACGCTCTCCATGTTACTCTCCTAAATGTTTAAAAAATCTTTTAAAGTACTCTGGATCATCATTTCTTGATTTGTCCGAGCCTTCTCCCCATCTCCAATACTTAATCATATTTTCTAGGGGTTTATCTGTTGTTTTAGCTTTAGCCCATAAATCGCTCATAATTGCTTTAGATAACTTTGAGTATCCCTCATAATCAGCTTCGGTAGTTAATCCACCTTGGCCCCCATAATCGTAGTCTGGATTAAAATGGGGTATTTTACCTTTATTATTACCATGCTCCGCAAATTTTCTAGCGTTCATCAAATACTTATTAGCAAAGTCTTTGTCTTGAATTACTTCTGGTTTATTTAGTAAATAATTTTTTACTAAGTTGCCAGTTAATTGTACCGGGCCAAATGCTGTAGAACCCCCTTCAGCTTCTCTAAAAGTAGTTCTTATCCAAGGGTTATCAAATGCTTCTGTTTCTGCCCCGCTAAAAGCTTTGTACAAATTTTCTATTCCCATATTATCTTGAGGTGGATGTGCCAATACACCGGGGTTTGCCCCTGCTTTTGATAGTATTGCCATAAAAACTCCTAATAATAATATGCTAATTTTACTCATTTGCGCGTGTTACTTCCATTGCGGTACCGAGTTACTAGCCCCGCAGGCTTGCGATCTACAGATTTTAGTATTTTTTCGCTGTATACGTGGAGTACACCGCGGTCATCCTCAACAACCAACCTCACTGCGCCACTTAGCTTTTCAAATACTGAAACAACATGACCTACAAATGTATAGTCACCACCTACTTTTTCTACTAAATCACCTATTTTATGCATTATTGCCCTTTTATGCTTTTTTAAAGTCGCTGCCTTCTACCTGAGCATTAGTTCCAGGTGGCTCCAAATCTTCTGGGTCTATGTCTGTAACATCCGCTAATTCAGCTTCTAATTCTTCAATAGTCATTTCAGACACTTGAGTAACCCTTGAGTCTACCTCTTGTCTAATCTTTTTACCCTCTGAATACTCTCTTTCTTCCGCCACCGCTTTGTACGCTCTATCATACTTAGTCATATCTGTTGGATCATTAGCATAAATAGCAAAAGCTGTATTTTTTAATGCCTCAAACATTTCTGTATTATCTAAAGATTCTACTAATTCGGCTAGTTCTGGATCCTCTTGCATCCACTTCATAACCTGTAAATCTCTTTTTAGTTTGCCTTTTGCCCCTAAAGCCCCAGTGGGCCTACCTTTCGGATTGCCGCTTTGTCCAGGTTTCCAGGATTTTAAATTCTCTGCGCCCTTATGGGGCTTACCATTTCTTCTGTCTAATGGCACTTTTTTATTATCTGACATAGCTGCCTCCTGTGTATGCAAATAGTTGGTTGTGGAATGAATTGCTTAAGGACCCATTGTGGTTATCCCCACGGGGTAGCCATACAGGCCACAGAGGTCATCTCTATCCACTCTAAAGATACTAGGTATCCTAAAAGGGTAAGGGGTTACCATAATATCATAATGGATTATAGTGGATCCTTAGTGTATCCTTAATGTATTTAGTTAAACCTTTTAAACCACCCCTTACCCTTCCAGTGTTACCTTAGCGTATCTGTATCAAAGATATACCTTTATGGTAGGTATAGACCAAACTGGGTCAATTATGTCCCCAGTAGCTGAGTTTAGGCTAAATACGTTGTTACTTTACATATAGTGATACATAATTAGACCCTTTTTTTTATATGATTAAATATATTTAAGATAT